GAATGAGGACGGGTTCGAAGTTGAGGCTAACCCGGTTGACCCGGCGCATCCCGTGCGGCGTGTACGCAGGGGAAGGCGTAGGGATGCCGCCAGAACGGTATTTCACAGGGTTGTGGCTTCCATCGGACAACGACCATATTCCACCGCCCAAAAGTTGATTGTTGAGGACCAGGCAAGAAGACAGTTGAAGGAGATGAATGTCAGGACCAGTGACATTACGAGGTTGCTGGACGTGGTGGTTGGCATGTACTTTACACCCACCGAGGAGCAGCTTACCCTCGGGGCCATGCTGAAGTCAGAAGCGTTTAAGAAACAGCGGAAGTATATTGATGAGGAGAAGTAGGGAGGCTATGGGATACTCCAGGGTGTTGATACAGAGATTCAGCGTGGTGTTTATCCCCACGAAGAAGCTGAGTTTGTGGTCGAGTATCCCAAGCAGGTCCTACCGAAAGTTCGGAGAGTGTTAATGTTGCAGGGGGTTCAGGGGACAACCAAGTTTATTATACATAATAATTCTGCAACAAACCTCCGGAGGGCCTTGATGGAGCGTGTGTTTAACGTGGAGGTTAACGGGCAGCTGCAAAGACCACCACAACCGCTCCCAGGAATATTTGCGTCCCTGCTAGGCCTAAGGGATAGGATTGCTCATCGCGTTGGAAAACTCTCCCCGGTGTCACGCTCCAACTTTGTTGCGACGCGACCGGCTGAGAAAAGAAAATGCTATGAGAATGCCTATGCATCTCTACAACTAACACCGCCTAGTGTTAGAGATGCGCGCGTCGATGGTGCGTTTGTAAAATGTGAGAAGATTAATGCCTCAAAGAAAGGGGATCCTGCACCTCGCATAATACAGCCCAGGAATGCACGTTACAACATCGAAGTAGGCAGGTATCTTGTTGTTGCCGAGCACAAGATTTATGAAGCCATAGATGATCTATGGGGCTCCCCGACAGTGATGAAGTCTTACAATGTCGAGGAGATCGGGGGTATTGTAGCTGATAAATGGGGGAAGTTTACAGACCCTGTTGCTCTTGGGCTAGATGCTTCTAGGTTCGATCAACATGTTTCAGTGGATGCTCTAGAGTTTGAGCATTCATTGTACAACATGATTTTCGAATCTTCTGAGCTCAGCAGGTTGCTACGTTGGCAACTTGACAACAGGGGCGTGGCACACGCAGACGACGCAACATTTGTATATAGGAAGCCCGGATCACGTATGTCGGGTGACATGAATACGGCGTTGGGTAACATCGTCATTATGTGCTTGATGGTTTACCATTTCTGTAATGTAAGGGGAGTTCGGGCTGAGCTTGTTAACAACGGAGATGACTGCACACTCATTTTTGAGCGTGCTGACATTCCGAGGTTAACAGATGGCCTCCACGGTTGGTTCCTCCAATACGGATTTAACATTGTAGAGGAACCTATCGTGGATGTCATTGAGGAGATCGAGTTTTGCCAGATGCACCCTGTGTGTGTTAATGGCAAGTACAAGATGGTACGCAATTTTTGGGCTTCACTGTCCAAGGATGCCGTCTCAGTTCGGTCCAGGACCACCACTGAGCTACAACAGTGGATGTACTGTGTGGGGAAATGCGGGCAGTCAGTGGCATCTGGTGTGCCAGTGGTCCAAGAGTACTATGATTATTATGTTCGCAATGGGATCAAGGGAAAACGGCTTAAAGACGTTGTAACACTTGAGGGTAGGTGCGGGCTAACGTGGTTCTCTAAAGGCTTAACAGCAAAAACAGTTGACATTGATGACCCCACACGGGTATCCTTTTACAGAGCTTTCGGGGTTGATGCCGCCATGCAGTATGCATTGGAGGATCAGCTTCGCAATCTCACTTTCTCCGCCAATGCTCCCCAGGCAGACAACTATATTGTATACACATAATTATTCCCAGATAATTACATAACTAGTTGACATGGCAAACAAAATTGTTCGTAAAGCGAAGCGGGCCGTTCGAGGCGCCGTGAGGAAG